TTTCAGTTATTGCCTTAGTCCAGGCAGGTGGCATAGCTGTTTCAGTTATTGCCTTAGTCCAGGCAGGTGGCATAGCTGTTTCAGTTATTGCCTTAGTCCAGGCAGGTGGCATAGCTGTTTCAGTTATTGCCTTAGTCCAAGCGGGTGGAACAGCCATTTCAGTAAGTGCATTGTTAAAATCTATGCCTTTAAATTTAGCAGTATCGGTGAATCCTTTTCCTAGGAGAGAAGATTGTAAATTAGCAATAGATAAGGCTTTTTCCATCGAAGAACTTGGAGGGCTTGCATTAGAAAAAGCCTCTGTGGATTCTGGAGTCATCGCTTTAACCATTGCAGAGGTAGCAGGAGACTTATCCAATTTTGGGTCTTCCAAATCTTTTATAATTGCTTTCAACTTACTTATTTCATCATCTTTTTCTTGTATTTTGAATAAGAGTTTATCTAGGCCACCATATTCATTTTCTCGTTCATTCAATTCTTCTACTGTTTCATTTAATCTATTTTTTACGTCTTCAAGTTGCTCGCTATTTGTATTTATTTCTTCACTGAGTCTACCATTTATTTCCGTGTTGGTATTTATTTGCTCTTTAAGTGTTTTAGATTGTTTTTCAAGAAAATCAATATTGGCAGCACTAGCAGCAATGTCTGCTTTACTTTGTTCATGTGCAGCTCTAATTATTAGAGTGGCTGTTTCTTTTTGTGTGTCATTTTTAACTTCTGCATCTATGAGCGATGTTTTCGCCCCCAGTATTTTTGCCTGCCGGTTAAATCTATTACTTTCTGTTCGTGTAATTACATTATTATGTAGCAAATCCAAAATATAAGAAACAAATGGTGACGCTAGGGTAAAGAGAAGTGATATTAATGCTGGGATCCAAAATGTGTGAGAATGATGAATATCTATCCCCCATAAGATACTGTTGTCTGGTATCTTTCTTATAATAGATATTTTTTCTATTATAGTTTCCTTGCTAAATAAAATTATTAGTACTCTATCCCAATTCAGAAAAAGCCAAGAAATGATAAAACCACCAAAAAGAGGATTTTTTATCTTATGGTTCATTGCTTCCTTCAGAGATCCTTGGTCTATATCATTGATTTTACTTATAATTTCCTTGATTGTCTCTTTCATCGCATTTTCCACCTTGTGCTGTATAGGGAGATCATAGCATTTTGATACTTATTACGTTTTAGTGATTGCGAATTTTGGGTGATTTTTGAACGATAGGAGCGGGGGGGTTATTCATATTCGGAATGCATGCTTAAAAATAACTTCAAGTTTTATATGGAAATCTTTGAAGTACAATCTTACAATACTGTATGAATGAACAGTATAATGAGGTTGAAATGGAAGGATTACACACAGCAGTTTTACTTGAGCGGATCGCGCTAATTGCTAAATTGGCTACTAATCATGAATGTGATCATGATGAACGTGAGATAGTAGCCATTTGGATAGCGGAGATGGCCGTTATCGCAAAAGAGGAACTACTTGCCACAGTTTTTGATGTAAATGGCGTAGGAAAAATCCATTGATTTCATTGCATAGCTCTTTGAGGAGCTATGCATGCATTACCTGCATGTATTTGCATGATCCAGAAAGGATCAAAAAATGCCTGTTCGCCCCTATAGCTGGGCTTAGGGGCGCTCTTAGTCATGCATTAAAAACAGTGAACCAAGTCAGAAGCGGGCAGGCGGGTAACATTGCGCGCGCTGACGTCCAGTTGGATAGAACATGATACCTCCCGAATTCGCAGAGGCTTGTTCACAATTTGTATCGTTTTTTGTAGATACGTGCAGTGTAGACCTGAGAAGATCAGGCACAAGGCGAAAGCAAGGAGTGGGCGTAGGGATAAGAGAATAGTTTTTATCATTAGAACCGATGTGAAGGTTGGAAGAACATTTGAGCGATGTTGTGTTTGCACCTACATAATCTAATATCCCCCTTACTATATGAGTAATCACTTCTCACTTTCATTTTGTGACAAAGCCGGATACGCAATTTAAGAAGGTTTTTTGATTAAATGAAACTTATACTCCAATCTCCAACGCATGGACTCAAAGTTGTACTGGACAAAATTCATAAATTCGTTGATGTTATACAATAGCTAACAACGTTTCGTAATGCATTTAAAATATCACTACACTTAAGATAGTAAAATTTCATATGCGACACAAAGATTTAAAGGAGATCTCTTGAAACCAATAAAGTATCAAGTTTTTTTAAGCTCAACTTACTCGGATCTGGTAGAGGAAAGAGAAAGCATCATTAAAGCAGTTTTAGAAATGTATCATATACCGATTGGCATGGAAATGTTCAGTGCTGAGGATGAAGATCAATGGGAAATAATAAGAAGAACTATAGAAGTTAGTGATTATTACATTTTAGTCCTAGGTTTAAGGTATGGCTCAAAAACATCTGATAACATAAGCTTTACTCAAAAGGAATATGAATACGCTCTAGAACGCAAGATACCTGTTCTTGCATTTGTTATGAGAGAAAACGTGCCACTGCCAGCTGATAAAAGGGATGACAATCTTTCGGAAATAAATACTTTTCGGAAGTTGGTTCTGACAAACTCAAAAATGGCTCAGTTTTGGGAAACAAAAGATCAGTTAATAAGAAACGTCTCAATCTCCCTCATGAAACAAATCATGCAAAAACCTGGGATAGGATGGAGCCGAGGTAATGACTCAGGCGCTAATGAGGCTCTCTCAAAAGAGTTATCAGTCCTGAGTAAGGAAAATAGAGAACTAAGACAAAAAATAGTTGAGCTCGAGTCGAAGGTATCGATTAAGGCACCTGTGATTAGTGTAGAAATAACGCCACCAACTGTTGATGATGATTATTATTCCTATACAAAAATTGAGGTTCCTCAACCATTGAAATATGAAGAGATAGAATCTCATTTACTTGAATATATTACAGAAACAGACTTGGCTGTATACAACAAAAACATTCCAAGTGAAGAGGATTTGAATAAATACAATGAAGAAAGACTAAGAGTTCTTAGGATAAATAAACATTCAACTCCTCTGGAGATAATAGTTTCCAATATTGGGACTACTAAAGCAAATAATATATATATAGACATTGCTTTTTCTGAAAACCTTATGGTCTATGAAAAGGATGAAAATCATATTGAACCGAATTCTCCTTTGCCATATAACCCGGTTGTTCGTGCGCAATCAGAGTATAATAGAATGCTACAACTGAAAAATGACCCTTTATCGCGATTTGGTTCTCGCTTTAACGGTGGTTATGGAATGGGAGATTTTAAGGATATGGCACTATCAACATCTTTAGATAGAATAAAGCCACTTAGCCAAAATTGGATGACTAGTTTGAATGAGCAGGAAATTACAATGCAAATAAATAGCATAATTCATACGCGTCAAAGAGTATTTAATAATGAATATATGATTGTCCCTCTAAAACCTGGGAAGCATACTATTAACGTTAGGGTTATATGTGAAGAGTATGAAGAAGTAAAAACTAGTCACATAGAGTTTGAAATATAATATTAGTATGAACTAAAATCTCTATTTTTCGAAGTGACTCTTCCTAATAGCACTGTAATTTAAGTGATTCAATGTAGCATAGTCAAAGCCCCCTTCCTCAAGGGGGCTTTGCAATACTACCCCGGCGTCAACTCATAAGTAGTAAACCTAATCACATCCTCCCCAAACCACGCATTCAATTCCTTAAACCGTTCCTGCAATGGTGTCAGCTCATTGCGGACAAACACCTGAGACGCCTTCACCGAATCACCAAACCCGCCGCTGTTCTCCGGAATTATGCCCATCATCTGCGGCGGAACGCGGTGCGCGCACAGTAAATCGTTCTGGCTGGCTTTCTTGATATTAAAGAAATCATCTTTTGTCGCAACTTCACTTAACGGCAGAATCTTGATCCCGTCCGGCTTGCCGTTCGGTGCGTACATGAACAGGTTGCGGAAGTTGCCCAGGCCTTTCGTATCCCGCATCGCTTTACGCATCTGATCGATGTCGGAGCTGCTTTGTGCCGCGTCGGTCATGTACAGGATATATCCGGCGTGCGCGCCGTTCTGGTAGTACTTGCGGCGGAACAGCGTCGCGGCCTCATTCAGCCAGGCTGAGTTCAGGGCGCTGAGATATTCCGGCAGGCCGTACAGCTCCTGATTAATATCCGGCTCAATCAGATGAAATACGCTGCCTGCCTCGAACTGATGGGCATCTTTCCATTGTTGCACAAACCAGTAAGTATCTGGCTCAACGCCTCGGCGGGCATATTTTGCAGGCACGGTTTTCATCACCACAGCATCGCCGAGCTGGTTGCGGATCACTTCTAAGAACGCATTCCCGAACACCAGGTAATCCAGGGCAAACCGGCTGAACTCCTGCTGTGATAGCAACGGATGCGGGACATAGGTCGAGGCCAGAATATTACGCTTAACGTACAGCGACGAACTGTGGTGAACCGCAGCGCGCAGCGTGCGAGCCAGGCCGTCAAAGCTGACCGGCGGCTCGTACCACTGACCGTTCCCCGTACATTCGATGTAATCCAGAATTTCACGGCGGTCTAATACCGGTGTCGGGTCGCCAAAGCTGAACGCCTCCGCTCCGCTGGTCTGCTGTGCCGTTGCTGTGACCGTTGTCTGTGCCGCCTTGCGGAATTTGCGCTTACTCATAATTAATAAAACTCCAGGATGTTAGGGCTTTGGCCGCCGTTCGCGGCGGTAAGTGGTTCGTTGAGCAATGCGTGCATGATTGCCCAGGCGACATCGGCGTGGCTGGCTTCCTCGCTGCGGCTGGCCTCGTAGGTGGAGCGGCTGCCGCTGGCGGTCATGGTTTTGCGGATCGCCATGAATGACGACGTGATGTCTTTGTGGTTGGTGTCGTACTCCAGGCGTCCGGACGTGATGGTGTCTTTTGCTTTCAACACCATTTTCGTTTTGGTTTCCGGGCTGTAGCGGATTTCCATCGCGGCGGGGAAGAACTGCCGGACAAGCTGGAAAACGCCCTGGCCGATACCGGTGGCGTCCACGCCGATATATTCCACGCAGTATCGTTTCGTTAACTCCTCAATGCTTTTCGCCTGGGCGGCAAAGTCCATGCCCTTCCACTGGTGGCGTTCCAGCACGCGGAATTTGCCCCCGTCCACCAGCGGCGGAGCCACCACGGCACAGCCTGCGCTGTCGCCGGTGTGAGACGGGTCGTAACCAATCCAGACGGCGCGATAACCAAACGGACGCAGGGCAAACGGGCTGAAATCCTCCCATTCCTCCGCACTCTCCACCATGCAGCGTTGCAGCTCGGCGAACGGGAACACGGACGCCTGGTCGTCAACAAACTCGCACATGAACAAGTTGCGGAAATCCTCGGCGCTGTTTTCCTGTTTCAGCGTGTCGATGTTGAACAGGTTGCAGCCACCGGCTAAAGCATCCTCAATCGTGACGATTTGCCGCCACTGTCCGTCGCCGCAAAGCTGGCCTTTAGCCAGGGCGTGATGGCTGATGTCCAGCTCAATCCTGTCATTGCGATCTTCCCGCCCCTTATTGAACAGTTCGCCTGACCAGAACGGGTACGCGCCGTGCGTCAGTGCTGACGGGGTGGAGAAATAGGTCGTGCGCAGATGTTCCTGCGAGGCCATGCCGCTGGCGACTTTGCGCAGCTTTTGGAAGTTCGGGATCCAAAAGATTTCATCCACGTACAGGTCGCCGTTATGGCTTTGGGCTGTGTTGGAGTTGGTGCCTAAGAAAATCAGCTTTGCGCCGTTGTTGCCGATCACAATCGGGTCGCCGGTCAGCTCGACATCCACCTGGCGGGCAAACTGAATGATGTATTCCCGGAACACGTAAGCCTGGGTTTTACTGGCTGAAAGAAAAATCTGGTTATGGCCGGTTGCCAGGGCGCGCAATAACGCCTCACGCGCAAAAAAGAACGTTGCGCCAATCTGGCGGGATTTGAGGATGTCGCGGATACGATGTTTAAGCCCCGCGTCATACCACACGCGCTGATACCGGAAGCACTGGGCAAGAAAAATATCCTCCAGTTTCTCTAGCGCTTCTTCACTGAAATAGTTCTTAGTCGGCTTCTTACGCTCCCCTTTGTTGCGGTTGGCGACGTTGGGATTCAAATCCACCTCGTTTCCGCTCTGGCTGTAGCGGTTCACCCTTGCCAGGCGCTCCATTAACCGGCCTAACGCCTCCATTTCCTTGTAATCCGCATTCCCTTTGACGTCTTTGGTGGTGAGCTGGATAAGACGCGCTTCCAGGCTGGATTCCACGCGGGAAATGGGCGCAACGTTGTCCCAGGCGTTACGGGTTTTCCAGCTCTGCACCGTCGGTAACTTTTGGTTCAGCATTTCCGCAATCTGACGCACAGAAAACCCCTGCCAGTAAAGCAGAGCCGCCTGTCGCCGTGGGTCGCTGATGATGGGGGAGTTTGTCATTTTCATGACTGCACGTTAACGGGCGGCACGCTGATTTTCCTGCTGCCCACGTTGTGCCATCGAGCATCAACCCGCCTCGGCTGGCGGTGTCGGGCATCTGTCGGGAAACTGGGATTTCTCAGCAGCACACACCGACTGGAGTCCGACACATGGCAACAAAAGCAAAGCGCTTTCGCATCTGTACCGAAGGTGCAACCACCGACGGGCGCGAAATCACCCGCGACTGGATTGAACAGATGGCAGCGACCTATGACCCGAAGGTCTACGGCGCACGCATCAACATGGAGCACATCAAGGGCTATTTCCCTGACAGTGCATTTCGCATGTACGGCGATGTCACCGGCGTCTATGCCGAAGAAGTGGCCGACGGTGCCCTGAAAGGCAAGCTGGCACTGTATGCCGATATCGACCCGACGCCTGATTTAGTGTCGATGGTGAAAGCCCGCCAGAAGGTTTACACCTCCATCGAAGTGAACCCCTCGTTTTCCGACACCGGCAAAGCCTACCTGATCGGCCTGGCCGTGACCGACAGCCCCGCCAGCCTCGGCACCGAGTACCTGCAATTCAGCGCGAAGGCACAGCAAAACCCGCTGGCAGGGCGCAAACAGGATGCCGGAAACCTCTTTACCGCTGCCGAAGAAACGGCTTTCGAGTTTGTGGAAGAAGCACCGGCCGCCCCGTCGCTGTTCTCCCGCGTGAAACAGCTGCTAACCAGCAAATCCGCCTCTGATGATGCCCGTTTTAAAGACGTGCATGACGCCGTGGAAGTGGTGGTGGAACACGTCGAAACCGGCCTGAAAGCCAGCGATGAAAAGCTGTCCGCGCTGCAAACCTCACTGACGGAACGCCTCAACACGCTGGAACAAACCGCGAAAGATGACCGCGAACAGTTCAGCACGCTCAAAGGCAAGCTGGAAAAGTCCGCGCCGCAGAGTTACACACAGCGCCCCGTTTCAAGCGGCGGCGGCAAGGGTGATGCAGCCAATTTCACCGACTGCTAAGCACAACAAACGCGATTAACCCGTTAACCCATTTGGAAAAAAAACGCATGAAACAAACTACCCGTTTTCAATTTAACGCTTACCTGTCCCGTATTGCCGAACTGAACTCGGTGGACACCGGCGACCTGGATAAAAAATTCAGCGTGGAGCCGTCGGTGACGCAGACACTGATGACCCGAGTGCAGGAATCTTCCGCCTTCCTCCAGATGATTAACATCATTCCGGTGGACGAAATGAAGGGTGAAAAGGTCGGCGTCGGCGTGTCCGGTTCGATTGCAAGCACCGCAGATACCAGCGGCACCGGTGAACGCCAGACGGCTGATTTTAATACCCTGACGGCTGAGGGTTATGAGTGCCGCCAGACGAACTACGATTTCCATTTCCGTTACGCCACGCTTGATCTCTGGGCGCGCTATCAGGATTTCCAGTCGCGTTTACGTGACGCCATCGTGAAACGCCAGGCGCTGGATCGCATCACCATCGGCTTTAACGGCGTGAAGCGTGCGGCAACGTCAGACCGCGCTAAATACCCGCTGTTGCAGGACGTGAACGTGGGCTGGCTGCAGAAGTACCGTAACAATGCGCCGGAACGCGTGATGGATAAGGTTACTGGTGAGGATGGCACAGTGACTTCTGAAATCGTCCGCGTCGGTGCTGACGGTGACTATGAAAATCTGGACGCGCTGGTGATGGACGCCACGAACGACATGATTGACCCGATTTATCAGGACGACACCGGCCTGGTGGTGATCTGCGGGCGTCAGCTGCTGGCGGACAAATACTTCCCGCTGGTGAATAAGGCGCAGGAGAACTCTGAAAGTCTTGCGGCGGATATGATTATCAGCCAGAAGCGCATCGGTAACTTACCGGCGGTGCGCGTACCTGCCTTCCCAGCCAATGCGCTCATGATCACCCGTCTGGATAATCTGTCCATTTACTGGCAGGACGGCACGCACCGCCGCCATATCGAAGAAGTGCCGAAGCGTGACCGTATCGAAAACTACGAATCCATCAATGAAGATTTCGTGGTGGAAGATTATCGCGGCGGCTGCGTGGTGGAGAACATCCAGATCGGCGCTTTCAAAAAAGTTAAGCCGGATTCAGCGTCAGAAACAGCGGAATAAGGGGGAAATAACATGATTAGCCCTTGCCGTCGTCACATGTTGCGACAATCAGCCATCAACGCCGCACAGCAAGCCGCCGGTCAGCTGACCCATGCCACCGGCTATGAACTGCAAATGCAAAAGCTCAATGCGGATAAGCAGGCGCTGCATAAACTTCAGTCTTTCCAGGCGAAAGCAGAATTGAAACGCAAGCTGCTCCCTGAATACGCCCCGTGGGTGTCGGGCGTGCTGGCCGAAGGGAACGGCGCGCAGGACGCCATCCTGATGACCGTCATGATCTGGCGTATTGACGCCGGTGATATTGCGGGTGCGCTGAACATTGCCCGCTACGCCTTTAAGCACCGGCTTGCGATGCCGTTCGGCACCCGCACGGCGGGCTGTGCTTTCACCGAGGAAGTGATCGACCAGGCCACGCGCGCCCGCGCCGCCGGTGAACCGGTCAGCGTTGAGCTGATGCTGGAAGTGCTGGAACTGACTGACGCTGAGGATATGCCCGATAAAGTCCGTGCCCAGTTGCACAAAATTATCGGCTATCTCTACCGCGACGGCGGCAAGGACACGTTAGCCCTGGAGCGTCTGAAAAGTGCCTTAATTCTCGACGGCAAATCAGGCGTAAAAAAAGACATTGAGCGCCTGGAGTCTGCCATTAAAAAGGCATCCGGCAGCTAAAAAGAATGCGCCCCGCGCAGGGCGGCACGCCAGCCGCGACGGGTCTTTGACCTCGTTCAACGCTGGCGTCCACCGCCCCCTATTCAGAGGTCAATATGTCGTCTCTTGTTATACCTGCACCAAAGCCGGACGCCGCGACGGAACCTGCGATTAAGAACACCCATTTCTGGCCGGACGTCGATCCGGTAGAGCTGCGCGACACGCTGCGCCTGGAGGGCACTGTCACCGCTAAGCGGCTTCGTAATGCCGCAAAGTTAGCCATGACCGAAGTGAATGCCGAGCTGTTCAGCTTTCGTGATGCGCAGATTGCCCAGGGGTACAAAAGTCTGGCTGATGTCCCTGCCGATGAGATTGACGATGAAAGCGTGAAGGTCTGCGCCTATCAGCGCGCCGTGGCCTCTATCGCGGCGGCCTTTCTGGCAGAACGTTACCCGAACAGCGACACCACCGACGCAGGCAGCAAAAAGGCGGTGATTGTTGAAAGCACGGTTGATGATTTGTGGCGTGATGGCCGCAATGCGATCAGCGACGTCGCCGGTGTGTCTCACTGCATCATCGGGCTGCTCTGATGAAAGTCTATGCCGAACAGGGCGACACCGTGGATTCGCTCTGCTGGCGGTACTACGGGCGCACGGGATCGGTAGTTGAGCAGGTTTACGCGGCTAACGTTGGGTTAGCCGCACAGGGGGCAATTTTGCCCCATGGCTACGCGGTGGAGCTGCCGGATATTACCCAGGCCGCAGTCAGTGAAACCGTCTCACTTTGGGACTGATGACCATGGAGCGCATCACCTCGTTTATTTGTTATTGCGTCGCGGCCTTTCTTGCCTGGCTTGGCGCAATGTCGCCGCAGGATATCGCCTTTATGGTCGGTGCCGCCGTCGGCGTCGCCACCTTCCTGGTGAACTGGTACTACCGGCGCAAAACGTACCGCCTGCTCAAACAGATGGGCATCAGAGGGGACATTAATGCAGCCATCAATCGTTAGACGCTGCGCGGTCACCGCTGTACTTGCGATTGCTGCGCTGCTGCCGCAAACGCAGACGTTGAAAACCTCCGCCGCCGGTCTGGCACTGATTGCAGATTTTGAAGGATGCCGCCTGTCAGCCTATCAGTGCAGTGCAGGCGTCTGGACAAACGGCATCGGGCACACCGCAGGCGTGAAGCCGCAAACGCAAATCAGCGAACGTCAGGCTGCCGTTAACCTGGTGGAAGACGTGATGCGGGTGGAGAAAGGCATTGCCCGATGTATGCCGGTTGCCATGCCGCAGCCGGTGTATGACGCCGTGGTGTCCTTTGCGTTTAACGTCGGCGTGACGGCGGCCTGCAAGTCCACCCTGGCGTTTTTTATCAGTAAGGGGAAATGGCGGAACGCCTGCGAACAGTTGCCGCGCTGGGTGTTTGTGAACGGTGTCCGCGTCACAGGTCTGGAGCGTCGCCGCGCGAATGAGCTGGCCTACTGCCTGCGGGGAGTCTGATGCGCATTTTAATTTTGTTACTGCTGGCCGCCTGCGCACTGGCGGGGCTGCAAACCTGGCGTATTGGTGGTCTGCATGATGAAGCCGACCAGGCACAGCGCATTATCGGCACGCTGTCCGCCGGTATTGAAAGCCGCGATAACGCCATTAATCGCCTGAACGATGATGCCGTGAGGCGCGAACGCCAGGAACAAAGCCTGCGCACCCAACTCTCACAGGCGGGCCAGTTGGCGCGGGATCGTGAATACCACATTCAAAGGTTACTCAATGAAAATCAGGAAATGCGTGACTGGTACGGCGCTCGTCTGCCTGACGGCATTGGCCGGATGCACGCACGTCCCGCGTTTGCCAGCGCCGCAGATTATTTACGTTGGCTGTCCCGCGGTAACCAGTTGCCCGATACCGGCAAGCTCACCGGTCACTAACGGCGATTTAAGCAGTGATGTCAGAAACCTGGAGGCCGCGCTGACGGCCTGCGGCCTCCAGGTGGAAGCGGTCAAACAATGTCAGGAGGAACACCGTGTTAAAACCCGCCCAACTGAGAAAAGCGTTAACTGACGCCGTGCCGGTGCTGCAAACCAGCCCCGACACATTGCGGATGTTTGTGGATAACGGGCGTATCGTTTCCACGTTAGCCAGTTCGCTGTCGTTTGAATATCAGTATCAGGTGGAGTTGCTGGTCACCGACTTTGCACAGGACAGCGATCTGATCATGGTGCCGGTTCTGGCCTGGCTGCGTGAGCATCAGCCGGACATCATGGCAACTCCCGATAAACAGCAGACCGGCTTTAAATTTAAGGCCGATATGCTCAATGATGGCAGTTGCGATATTGCCGTTTATTTGCAGCTCACCGAGCGCGTGATCGTCAAACAGATTGATGCCGGTCTGCACGTTGAACACTTCCCGGAACCGCCGCTGCCGGAGCCGGTGGAAAGGCCGCGTGAACTGTATCTGCACGGCGAGTTAGTGAGTCAGTGGAATGAGTGAACTGTCAGCCTTTGATACCCGTTTGGCGGGGCTGATTGCCGCGCTGTCACCGCAAAGCCGGAAGGCGATGGCGGCGGCCATTGCGAAGCGTCTGCGTAAACATCAGCAGCAGCGCATTAAGCAGCAGGTCACGCCAGAAGGGCAGCCATTCACCCCGCGACGTCCGCAGCCTCTGCGGGCAAAGAAAGGCCGCATCAAGCGTGAAATGTTCACCAAACTGCGCACGGCAAAATACATGAAGGCCAAAGGCACCGCGGACGATGCGGTGGTGGAATTTACCGGCCAGGTGCAACGGATGGCAAAAGTGCATCAGTACGGGCTGCGGGATCGTCCGTCTATACGAGCGAAAGAAATGCAGTATCCGGCGCGCCCGCTGTTAGGGCTGGACGCGGAGGATATGAAGATTGTTGAAACCATTTTATTGACTATATTAATGAATTAAATTTTATCATAGATAATTAATATTTATTTTAAAATTGACTTAAGAGGGAATGCTATTAAATTAGTTAGAAATACTTAAAGGATCTTAAAGTGAAAAAAAAGTTACAAGTTTTCATATCTTCTACTTACAAGGACTTGATTAATGAAAGGCAGGCCGCAGTAAGTGCCATTTTAAAATCCGGTCACATTCCAGCTGGGATGGAGTTATTCAATGCGAATGATAGAAGTCAATGGCAGACAATAAAAGAATGGATTGATGAATCTGATGTCTTCGTTTTAATCCTTGGCGGACGGTATGGTAGTATCGACAATGACAGCGGTAAAAGCTATACCGAGCTTGAATATAACTATGCATTAGAAACTAATAAGCGCTATTTCGCCATTGTAATATCGCCACAAGCATTGAATGCGAAAGTATCACAAAATGGCATTGATTTTTTAGAGAGAAATTATCAAAGAGAATTAAACTCCTTCCAAGATAGAGTGCTTAGCAAAATTTCATCATATTTCGATGATGAAAAGGATATCTTTGCAAATATAATAAGTAGCCTCAGAGAAATTGAGCAAGATAAAAAATTAATTGGCTGGATCTGCGGTCGGGAGGTCAAGGATGTTCTAGCCATTACAGAGGAATGTAATAATTTACAAAATGAAAATATTTATTTAAAGTCAGAAATTGAGAATTTAAAAAGCCCCTTTAATCAAGAAAATTTCATAAAAAAGCAATTTGAGTTTCACAGTTTACTTATTGATTTACAGATGATAAATCTCAGCCAACCACTTGGAGACGGCTCTGGATATAATAAATACTCCTTACTTACGCTTTTTTTGAACATAGCAGATGCTTTGGTGATAGGTATTGTAAGCAATACTGAATACAATGGCGTCGAGCGTTTTATTTGCTTCGAGCTTTGCCCAAAGTTATCCATATATGGTTTAGTGACAAGCGTGATAGAGAGAGGCGCTAGGTTTCCGACGTTTAGATTATCTGAAAAGGGTAGGGCATTCGCTGCTTATGCCTATGTGAATCTACCGAGCTGATGTTTTTCAGCACGTTGTTTCTTCGATAGACAAACCTCTTCAAATTGTATGCCGCCTGACAGGGCGGCATTCTTTTATCCATGAACACATCCATCCCAAACAACGACATTCCGCGCCTGCTGCGCAATCTGATCCGCATTGGCACCGTTGCCGAGGTGGATTTAGAGGAGGCAACTTGTCGCGTGAACACCGGCGGCAATGTCACCGACTGGCTGCACTGGCTGACTTCCCGCGCAGGGCGCTCCCGTTCCTGGTGGGCACCGTCCATCGGTGAACAGGTTCTGCTGTTCTGTCTGGGCGGTGAGCTGGATACCGCCTTTGTGATGCCCGCCGTTTTTTCTGATGAATTTCCTGCGCCGTCGGCGTCAGCCGATGCCATGCACGTCACTTTCCCTGACGGTGCGGTGATCGAGTACGAACCAAAAACCGGCGCGCTGCTGGCAACCGGCATCAAGTCCGCCACGGTGAACGCCTCGGCTAAGGTGGTTGTAACTGCTCCGCTGATTACCTGCACGGCGAAAACGCGCATCACTCTCGACACGCCGGAAGTGGTCTGCACTAACAAACTCACCACTGCCACCATCGAGATAAAAAAAGGCGGCACCCTAACCGGCAACCTCACCCATTCAGGCGGGAGCATCACTTCAAACGGCGTGGTTGTGCATACCCATAAACACGGCGGAGTCCAGACGGGCGGCGGTCAGACGCAGGTGCCTTCATGACCAATGCCAAATACATCGGTCTGGCTCGCGACACTGGGCGCAGCGTCGAAGACCTGGCACACATTCAGCAGTCGGTCAGCGACATTTTGCGCACGCCCGTCGGCTCCCGCGTCATGCGCCGTGACTATGGTTCATTGCTGTCTGAGCTGACTGACCGCCCGCAGAATGCGGCGCTGCGGCTGCAAATTATGGCGGCCTGCTACAGCGCGCTCCTTAAGTGGGAGCCACGCGTCAGCCTGACCGGCATCACCTTTGAAACCACCTATGACGGGAAAGCCGTGGTGGAACTCACCGGCACCCGCACAGACACAGCCGCCGCCATTTCCTTAACCCTACCCGTGAGCTAACCATGGCAACTATCGACCTGAGCCAGTTACCCGCCCCCGACGTGGTGGAGGTACTGGATTACGAAATCCTCCTGGCGGAGCGTAAAGCCACGCTGGTGTCGCTTTACCCCGAAGACCAGCAGGCCGCCATCGCCCGCACATTGACCCTGGAGTCTGAACCGATTGTGAAGCTGCTGGAGGAGAACGCTTACCGCGAAGTGATCCTGCGTCAGCGGGTTAATGAAGCTGCGCAGGCGGTGATGCTGGCTTATGCCACCGGAACAGACCTGGACAATATCGCCGCCACGTTCAGCGTGCAACGCCTGACGATCACACCTGCGGATACGGTCAGCGTGCCCGCCGTGGCGGCAGTCATGGAAAGCGATGCTGATTTGCGTATCCGTGCGCAGCAGGCGTTTGAAGGGCTGAGCGTGGCCGGTCCGATTGGTTCCTATGAGTATCACGGGCGCTCGGCTGATGGACGCGTGGCGGATATTTCGGTGATCAGTCCGTCGCCTGCCTGCGTGACGATTTCCGTGCTGGCACAGACCGGGAACGGCACCGCGCCCGCCGACCTGCTGGCGAAAGTGCAGGCCGCGCTCAATGATGAAAACGTGCGCCCCGTGGCTGACCGCGTGACCGTCCAGTCTGCCACCGTGGTCAGTTACACCATTGATGCCGTGCTGTATCTGTTCCCTGGTCCGGAAGCCGAACCCATCCGCGAAGCCGCCGAAGCCAAGCTTATCGCCTACACCACCGCGCAGCACCGTTTAGGCCGCGACATCCGGCTGTCAGCCATTTACGCCGCGCTGCACGTTGAGGGCGTCCAGCGGGTGGAGCTGAAAAGCCCCGCCGCTGACATCGAGCTGGATAAAACGCAGGCGTCATTCTGCACCGCTTACACCCTGAAAGTGGGCGGTTACGATGAGTGATCGCCTGCTGCCCGCCGGTTCCTCCGCGCTGGAAGTCGCCGCCGCCGATGCCTGCGCGGAGCTTGAAAACGTGCCGGTGCCGCTGCGGCAGCTTTGGGATCCGCTGACCTGTCCGGCGAAGTTTTTGCCCTATCTGGCGTGGGCGCTGTCGGTTGACCGCTGGGATGAAAACTGGCCTGTCGCCACCAAGCGCCGCGTCATTCAGTCGGCCTGGTTCATTCACTGCCACAAGGGAACCATCGGTGCCATCCGGCGCGTGGTGGAGCCGCTCGGCTACCTGATTAACGTGACCGAGTGGTGGGAAACGAATGACGAGCCAGGCACGTTCCGCCTGGATATCGGCGTGCTGGAAACCGGCATCACCGAAGAAATGTATTTAGAAATGGAAAGGCTAATTGCTGATGCCAAGCCTGCCAGCCGCCATCTGATCGGGCTGACCATCACCCAGGACATTAAAGGCGATGTTTACATCGGCGCGGCGCACTACCTTGGCGAACTGCTGACCGTTTACCCCGCATAAGAGGACGATATGAGCACATTTAAATCCGTTGTCACCACGCTCGGGCAGTCGCGCATTGCGGCAGCCATTGCGGCGGGAACTGACATCAACATTACGCAGCTTGCCGTCGGTGACGGCAACGGCAAGGCGACCACACCCGTCGCCACGCAGACCAAACTGGTTAAAGAGGTGTACCGCACGCCGCTCAATTCCTTAAAGCTGGATCCGACTCATGGTAACTGGGTGATTGCTGAGGCGGTGATTTCTGCCAGCGTCGGCGGCTTCTGGATGCGTGAAATGGGGCTGTTTGCTGACGACGGTGCGCTGATTGCCGTCTGTAATATGGCGGACACGTACAAGCCGACTTTGGCAGAAGGTTCAGGCCGCACGCAGACGTTGCGGATGGTGATTTCCGTCAGTAATACCGAAGCTATCAGCCTGCTGATCGACGACTCAGTGATTATGGCGACTGAGCAGTATGTGAATGACCTGCTGGCGGCGCATGAAAAATCCCGTAACCATCCCGACGGTACGCTGACAGCAAAAGGTTTTGTGCAGCTTAACAGCTCG